CAGGCTGGTGGGGCGATCTCGATGCTCAGGAAATTTGGAATGGTTGGCCGATTGGATGCAAGCTGTGGCTGCTTAAGCGCAGCAAGATTGTCGGCCCCGAATCCATGGAAGGTGCAACCGTCACACGTGTTGAGCAGTATATCCGCGAGGCGATCCAGCCATTCATTGATCGTCGTATTGGATCGCAGATGTGGGTGAAGGCCGAGCGCGTTGCTCGCGAGCAGATCAATGCAATCGTCCGGCTCTATCGCGGGCCGCTACTCGAAATCGAACTGCAATTCCAAGTCTTATGGACTGACATCGTAACGACCGGCAGTTCGTGGAATGTCGGCATCTTGCCGAACCCGCTGGCCGCTCCGTTCCCAATTCCGTAACAGCCGTAAAAGCATCCATGCCCTGGGACACGCCTACGCTCAAGGTGGTACGCGGGCTCGTCCGCGACAGCATCCGCGGCAACTTGCCAGGAGCTGACGCGAGCGTCCCCAACTCTGTCCTGCGCGTCATGTCAGACGCGCAGGGTGCGCTGTGCCACCTCACTCTCCAGTACCTAGATTGGTTGGCCCTGCAGCTCTTGCCGGACACCGCAGAGACTGAGTGGCTCGACCGCCACGGCGACATATGGCTGCAAAATGCTGACGGCACGACCGGCCGCAAGCTCGCGACGCTGGCGCAGGGAACTGTTAATTTCACCGGCGACGGTGGCACATTCGTGCCGATTGCGACGCACATCGGAGTCTCGGGCACCATGGAGTACGAGACCCTGACTGACCTCGTAATCGACGCGAATGCACCTTCTCCCGTCGAGGTGCGTGCGATCGACACGGGAGTGCTCGGCAACCAGGACCCAGGTACAGAGCTCAGCTTCACCGAGACTGACATCTCGGGCGTCGACGGCATCACCGTAGTCAGCCTCACTGGAGGGACTGAGGAGGAGACCGACGACGAGCTTCGATTTCGGGTACTCAAGCGCATCCGTGAGCCGCCGATGGGCGGCTCGAAGTCAGACTACGAGAAGTGGGCGCTGTCTGTCCCCGGTTGCACGCGCGCGTGGGCAGGTCCGCTGGAGATGGGCATCGGGACGGTCACGGTGCGCGTGATGTTTGACGACCTACGCGCTGACAACGACGGTTTTCCGACTCAGGAGGACCTCGACCTAGTGAGCGCTGACCTCGACGCGGTGCGCCCAGTCGCCGTCAAGGACATATGGGTTCTGGCTCCGCTCAAGCAGATCATCGACATCTACATCAACAATCTCAATCCCGACACGTCAGCGATGCGCGGCGCAGTCGAGAGCTCAATCCGCACGATGCTTCGGCAGATGGCGGCACCCGGTCAGACGATCTACGCCGCGTGGATCTCGTACGCGATCATGAACACTCCAGGCATCATCTCCTTTTTGCTTAAGAACCCGGTCGACGACGTGATGCCGAGCCCGGGTCACATGGCCGTGCTCGGGTCTATCGTCTACGACACGCCGTCTCTCCCGGCGGGAGGTTAGAATCATGAGCGTCGTGTATGACCCGACTACTAAGACTCCTCGGATGAACGCGGTGATCACCGCCGCGAACGGCGGGACGATCGAAGTCGGCACCGCTCAGATGGCCGTCGTGCTTGCGGCCTTCGTCCTTCCGAATCCGGCGTTCGTCCAGTCGACGCCCGGGACGATCACGCTTCTGGGGACACCGATGCAGACGACCGCGATCGCGGCTGGCACGGCGGCCTCGGCGCGCATCAAGGATACTGGCGGCAACATTAGGGTTTCTGGCTTGACGGTCGGCTTGAGCGGGTCCGATCTCAATCTCAATGCCGTCGCGCTCGCAATGAGTCAACAAGTGACGATTGCGTCTGGAACGATTACCCACTCATGACCACGCATCTTGATCCTGCTAGAAAATCTGCCGACGTTACGCTCAGCAACGGCAATCTGACGGCAATCAAGACCGGCACCGATGGAACCAACTCTTGGGCAGCATCGACCAGCAACGGAACCGGGATAACGCTCTATGCCGAAGTTCACTTTGACGCGTCGATCCTGCCGTCAAGCTGCGGCTTTGGAATCGCGAATGCGACCGAGAGTAATCCTGCCTACGTCGGCGGCACGCCGAACTCCTTCGGCTACTTCCCCAACGGCATCGTCTATACGAACGGCGCCTTCGCTGGCATCGCTGCGGCCTATACGACTGGCGACACGCTGGCGATCGCGGTTGATCTCAATGCTCAGACAGTACGCTTCCGCAACGTCAGCCGTGACACGACCTGGTCGAGCTCGATCTCCATCGCGACGCTTGGTGCTGCTGCGGTTTACTGCGCTTTCAACTATCTGCACCTCAATGACAGCTGGACGGCAAATTTTGATGGTTCGTTCCTTGGTGTAGTTCCGGGCGGCTACACCCGATGGGACGGGACGACGATCTACCAGGCCGCCGTCGGCGTCCTCGCCGCCTCCGAATCGCCGGATGTCGCTAACTTCACGTTGTCCGTCCCCGTGTCGGGCGTCCTCGTCGCGAGCGAGGCTCCGGACGTCGCGCAGTTCACTGGCACAGTTTCAGGCGCGGGCATCTATCTTCCGCTTCCCGGCGTCGGAGGAAAGTACACCTTCAAACCCGGCGAAGATCGGCACCTACGCCGCACCGGCGATGATTATGCCAATCAATTTCTAACGCTGCTGCCCCAGGGTCAAGCGTGGCCGAAGGAGCCGGGTTCGACGCTCTATCAGACTTGCTTCGGGCTCTCCGAGTACTGGGGATTCGTCGACGGGCGCGCAGGAGATCTGCTCGAGCGCGAGAGCGATCCGCGCAAGACGCTCGAGCTGCTGCCGGACTGGGAGCGAGCTTGGGGTCTGCCTGATCCGTGCCTTCCGTCGGCGACGACGCTCGACGAGCGGAGGCGGATGCTGCTGTTCGTCATGCGGTTGGTTGGGACGCAGAGCCGCAACTTTTACGAACAAGTGATGGAGTGGCTCGGCTACACGATCACGATCAAGGAGTTCGCGCCGTTCATGGCGGGTGTTAGCGAAGCTGGTGACACGCGCTATGAGTACGACAACACCGGCGAGTTCAGGTGGGAGATCGGACCGGAGGAGCTGCGCTTCTACTGGACGGCGGAAGCGGAGATGCCGGCGCTCATCTGGTTCCGAGCGAGTAACGGTGAGGCTGGCGTCGACCATCACCTCGAGATCCGCACGCCGGAAGAGCTGCAGTGCCTCCTGAATCGTTGGAAGCCCGCCCACACCGAGATCATCATGGACATGTCGCAGCTCGCGTTCGGCGGGCCGATGCAGGGGACGCCATAGGAGAGAGGAAATGCAGTACGTTCAACCTTACGGCATCAGTGATCCCAATGCGTCGTACATCAATGGCGACCCGTCTCAGGCGCGCAAGGGGTCGATTCCGCCCGCCGAGTGCTTCGAGCACCCGCAGCGCGAGATCATCAACGTCATCCAGAAGAACCAGTTCATCCCGACGAGCGCTGACTTAGCGCAGATGCTGGAGGCCAATCGCTCGCAGCGGTGCAACTTCTGCAAGGACACCGGCAGCACGAACAACCTCTCGGTCGCCTACGATCCGCCGCTGACGGCCTACACCGTCGGCTTGCCGCTGCGCGTGCAGGTGCACGCGACGAACACCGGCGGCGTCACCATAGACGCGGGCGCGGGGCGCGTCGGCTGCAAGCGCCCGGACGGCTCGAATATCCAGCCCGGCGACATGCCAGCGGGCGGGATCGTCGACCTCGTCTTCGACGGTACCAACTTTCAGATGGTCAACTACCTCGGTGGCGCCTCGACCGGAGCGATCACCAACGTCTTCAACAACATCCCATATGCAGTCGACGTCAGCACGTCACCGAACATCGTCACCGCGCACTTCACGCCTGCGATCACTGCCGTCTCGGCTGGTTCGATCGTGCTGATTAAGATCGCGAATACTTGTACTGGTGATACTGTCGTCAACATCGATGCTCTTGCCAACATGCCGGTTCGTGCAGATGGGGCTTTGACGACCGCAGCGAGACTATTACCGGGCGACATAGTCGTAGGGGATGTAAAGTTATTCGTCTATGATGGGACGAATTGGTGGATCGCACCGAATGCGGTGATCCCGTCTAGCGTCACGCTCAATGTGCCGTCAACGCAGTTTCCAGACGTTGCGACCACGCTACAGATGCTCTCTCGCAAAGGCATTGCGAATAATGCTACGGTTACGATCCAGCTCGCCAGCGGCATCTACCCTCCCATCAAGGTCAACTACTCGGGCGCGAGCCACCTGGTGATCAAGGGCACGATGATCGGTGCGGCTCCAGGTGTAGGCGACTGGGGAGCGAGCCCCGCGAACAACTTGACGATGCTGCGCTCGCGCTACGGGACGGAGCTCCACGCGTACAACAATTCTTTCGGTCTGTGGAACGTCGGCCCTGGATGCCCGGTGTTCCAGGACATGCTCGTCGTCGGCGATTTGTCCAGCGGCAGCGTCGGGGCTGCCGTTGATAACTCAGTGCCGCTCGCGCTCACGATGACGACGCAGAACGTGTCGATTGCCTACTGCACGTTTGGCTTCCGCGCCGGTGGTAAGCTGCGCATCCTCGGCGGTGGTGTGACGGGCTGCGTTAATGGCGCGAACGCGGAGGGTGGTGAGCTCGTGGCGAGTGACTTCGCCGCGACCGCGAACAGTTCTACCGGAGTCATCGCGACGGGACTGGGGGCCGCAAATTGCTTGAACTGCTACGTGAATTACAACGCATACGGTCTGATCAGCACGGTACAGTCCTACATCGGTTTCCAGGGAGGCGAAATCATCGGCAACAGCGTCGTCGACGCGATTGCGACGATCAATGCTTCGATCGGCCTGAGCTCGGTCTCGATTTACACGTTCAGTCCGCCGTTCAACACCTTCGGCAACGGCAACGCGATAATCTATGGAGGGTGACGAATGCAAGTATTCGTCAAGAAGAGCGACTTAGCAGCGAACGCTGCCATGATCCTGGTGTTCTCGCACTTCGATGACCTGCCGTGGGTCGATCGCAATACCTTCGGTAGCGCTTACACGCCGCTGTCGCTGCCTGCGACTGCCATAGTGTTGGCGCCGGCGAGCGCGAACTTGCCCGGCATGTATCAGCTAGCGAGCAACTGGCGCACTAATGCGACCGCCATCGCCAACGGCGAGTCTCAGCGACGCATCCTCGAGGTGTTCTCTGACTATATGCAGCGGAACGCGACGAATGACTTGACGCGTAGTCAGACGCTCTACTCGACCACAAATGTGTCGTCGTGGCCCGCTGACGCTGTCTCTCGATACAATGAAGGACTGCGAGGCTGGAACTACGTCTCAGCGGTTCGGCAAGCAAGCGCTGGAATTGCAAGTTCGCTTCCGAATGATCCAACCGACAATTCGCATTGGCCTACGGTCATCAGCCCACCTATCTACATCCCGCCACAATGACCACCAGCACGACCAACATTCTCTCGCTGCCTCTCGCGCAGGCGACGATCGTCACGGGCACGAACGAGGACTGGATCGACTCGTTCGTCTATATTGCTGATGATGGCACGGCCAACCCGCCGCAGATAGATCTGCATGGCATTCGATTTGAAATGGAAATACGGCGAGCAGCTGATGATAGTGAAGTAATTTTGCAAGCTTCGACTGACAATCAATCACTCGCCTATGGCGTGGCCCCGGACGTCGGCTATCTCTTTATCAATATTTCGCATGATTCAATGGTGACACGAGAGCCTGGCATTTATGTCGGCGAGATCGTCGCAATGGATGCTTTTTACCAACGGCGTACGATCTTAATCGATCTTACCATCGTTGAGGGGATCGCACGATGACGATCACAAATATCACTTCGGTCCCACGCATTACTCCTGCTGCTGGCGCTAGTAGTTCACCGCCAGTGGTCAGCATTGCTGCTGCGGCGTTCGCACCGCGTGGTCCTATTATCGCTGGCACCAGCAATACGAGTGTGACGATCGGGTTGACGAGCCAAACTTTCATAATGAATGAATTCGGGCTTGGCTTCGTGGCTGGCGTGCGCGTGCGTTGCGCCTACAAAAGCGATCCCACGCAATGGATGGAAGGCATCGTCACGAGCTATTCGAATTACACGCTCGTCGTGAACGTCGATATGCTCAATGGCAGCGGGACCTTCGCGCTGTGGAACATCAACGTGACCGGTCAGCCGGGGCTGACTGGGCCAGTCGGTCCGCAGGGGCCGCAAGGCACAGCGGGCACTCCTGGCGGCGCGACTGGCGCGACAGGCCCGACGGGCGCCTCCGGCACGAACGGGACGAACGGCGCGGCTGGCGCGCTCGGTCCACAAGGTCCGCAAGGCGCGACCGGCGCGACTGGCGCCACAGGTGCCTCGGGTATTCCTGGCACGCCTGCCGGTGCTACTGGCGTGGCGGGGCCTCCCGGTCCTGCTGGCGCGCAAGGTATTCAGGGCGCGACGGGGCCATTAGGTCCAACCGGAAACGCTGGCGCCATCGGCGCGACCGGCGCGACTGGAATTTCCGGTTTGCAAGGACCTACCGGTGCGACTGGCCTGCAAGGTGCCACCGGTCCGGTCGGTGCGACGGGTATACCAGGACCGATTAAGAGTGCATCGCCACCGTTCCAAGTTGACGGCACCGGCAATCTCTCCGCGCAGGCCGGGAGCTTCCCGACGACTGGTGACGCCAAGCTCACGCTCAAGATCGCCGCAGACCCCGGTTGGGTCATGATGAATGATGGTACGCTCGGCGATGCGACGTCGGGTGCTTCGACGCTAGCTGATCCGACCGCGCAGGCGCTGTTCACGCTGCTGTGGAATCAGATACCGGATACATGGTGTCCGGTGACGCCAGGTGGTCGCGGAGCTACGGCAGTTGCGGATTGGGCCGCGCACAAGGCGATCAAGCTGCCTCGGCAACTCGGGCGCGCGCTCGTCGTCAGCGGTACAGGTGCGGGCCTGACACAGCGCGCTCTTGGCGCGTACTCAGGCGAGGAGACGCACGCGTTAACGAATGCGGAACTGACATCGCATGGTCATACGGTAGGTAGTGGTTACTCAGCTTTTACTACTAATCCTGTTGGTGGCGCGGCTATCGCGTCAGGACCGGGTTATCCCACCAGTGGTGGTGGTGTTGATGCCACTGGCTCAAGCACGCCATTCAACGTCATGCAGCCGTCCGCGTTCTGGAACGTGATGCTGAAGCTATAGGAGTTCTGCTAATGAAGATGCTTCATCAAATGTCTGATGGCATGGTTTGGGTCAGGGGAGATGCTGGCCACTACGGCGAGCTGCTTAATCTTTTTGAGGCGGATTACGGCAAGAAGCTACCGTCGCTCCCGGAAGGAATCACAGAACGCATCTACGAACCCGGCGTGCGACATGCGCTTAATCGTGGCAATGATACCGTAGACGGTGGCCCGATAGTTTGGTCGGAGGGTGATGCTGTGATTGCAAAGCTTACTGATCTGCTTGCAAAACAAAAGAAACGCGAGGATGACAAGAAGGCAGAGCAGCAAGCGATAACCGATCGTCAAATGGCAGAAGGTCAAAAACTGCAAGCAGAACTTGAAGCAAAACGGAAAGGTGCAACATGAGAGATGAAGGATCTGTGCTGGTGCTACCGGTCGTAGACCTTAATCCAGCCAAAGTCGCTGAGGAACTTCGCCAAAGGGAAGCGAATCGTCAGGCGGAGCAGGACAAGATGATGGCCGATATTGAGCGAATGAAGGCGGCTGACAAAAGCAGACCCGAGATAATGGACGCGAAGCCACCGCCGGGATGGCCGCCAACACCGATGCCACGAAGGTGAGCTTCCGATTCCACATCCTCGGCATCCCGCACGCTGCGTCGAACGGGCAGTGGCTGTGCTGTGCCTACACGCAGAAGGTCATCAAGCTGTGCGCGATGCTCAAGGCGCGCGGGCACTACGTCATTCACTACGGCAATATTGCTTCTGAAGTTGACTGTGATGAACATGTCACGGTGACTGATGAAGGCGATTTGGATGCGCCGAAGGACTACATGAAATGGGACCTGAACAGTTCCACCTACCGCAAGTTCTATGTCAATGCAATTACCAGCATCCATGCGCGCAAGCAGCCAAGAGACTTTCTGCTGTGTATGTGGGGCACGGGTCACAAGCCAGTCGCTGATGTGCACAATGATTTAATCGTTATTGAACCCGGCATCGGCTATGCCGGCGGGCACTTCGCACCGTTCAAGGTGTTCGAGAGCTACGCGATGTTCCACGCCTATTACGGTACCAACGCGGTTGCTACGTCTCATCAGATGCATTGGTATGACGTCGTCATCCCGAATTACTTCAACCCTGATGACTTCAAGTTTCAGGACCACAAGAAGGACTACCTGCTATTCCTCGGCCGGGTATATGAAGGCAAGGGCATTCATATTGCCCAGCAGCTCGCGAAGGCGGTTGGACAGCGATTGGTCATTGCCGGCCCGTGTGATACTCCGCCGGCCTGTCACAACGGTGTCGAATACGTTGGCATCGTTGACGCTCAGCGCCGACGCGAGTTGTTGGCTGGCGCCCGCGCGCTGGTCGCGCCGTCGACGTTCCTCGAGCCGTTCTGCGGCACCGTGACGGAGGCGCACTTTTCGGGCACTCCCACGATCACTCCTGACTGGGGCGCGTTCGCGGAGAACAACCTGCACGGGTTCACGGGCTTCCGCTGCCGGACCTTCGAGCACTTCCAGTGGGCGGCGCGCAACATTGATCAAATCGATCCGCATGTTTGCCGCAAATGGGCGCTGCAGAATTTCAGCATGAACCGTATCGGTGATATGTATGAGGAATTCTTCCAATCTGTGATGAGCGTCAAGAATGGCGGTGACGGCTGGTATCAGCCCAATCCACAGCGTCGTGAACTCGACTGGCTGATGCGGCAGTATCCTTAAAGAAATGTGCAAAAATTGCGATCGTGTTAGGCAATGGGCGTTCGAGCAATGGCATCGAATGATACGAAAAGGAAGCTCATATGCAAAAGATCGTGATCAGCCCAGGCCACGGCCTGAAAGTTCGCGGAGCCGAAGGCCCAGCCCCGTGGGGCCTGGACGAAGTCAACGAGGCCCGTCGGGTTGTTGATCGTGTCGCTGAGCTGCTGCGCTCGGCGGGCGTCGGTGTCGAAGTCGTGAAAGACGATGTCAGCACAAATCAAGACGACAATCTCGATTATCTAATCCGCGAACATAACGTGCGCACTCGAACGCGCGATATTTCTATCCACTTTAATTCTGATGGCACGACTGATGGGACGCGAGGGGTCGAGGTCTATTACGGCTCTGACCGAGACTGGGCATCTGACATCTCAGCCGAGATCGCAATTGCATCCGGCCTCATAGATCGTGGAAGTAAAGACGGAACGCATCTCAAGTGGGTCCGCGAGACCGAAATGCCTGCCCAACTAATCGAGGTGGCTTTTGTCAATGCACGAGGCGACGTTGCCTTATATCACCAGCACTTTGAAAATATCTGTCGCGCGATCGCGGAGAGCATAGGCGACGTGGTGATCGGTACGCAGCCGCCGCCGGTCGAGCGCCCGCCGGGTCCTGAAGAGCCGCCGCACGAGCCGCATCCGCCGTTCCCGGAGTGGCCTGACCGGCCAGAGGATGTCCCGCTCGAGGACCGCCCGACGCTGCGCCAGGGTGACCACGGCGACGACGTGCTCGACATGCAGCGGATGATCCCGCAGTTCTCCGGTGCGTTCGACGGCGATTTCGGTCCGACGACTTATGACAATGTGATTCGTTATCAGCGCTCGCGCGGACTCGAGGCTGACGGCATCTGCGGGCCGGACACCTGGGAAGCGCTTTACGAGCACAGGCTCCCCGTCCCGCCGCCTCCGCCGCCGCCTGGTGCGCTCACGCCCGAACAGCAGGCAACGATCATGCGGCTCGCAAACGAGAGCGAGATTGCGGATTACTCCTGGGACGATCGCGGTGTAGCGCCGACCGGTTTTACGCAAGGTATGGCCCTATCGTTCGCGCAGACTTACAAGAAGCTTGAGGCTGCCCATCCCGCGGCTGTCGAGATGGCCAAGGCCCGGACGAGCTCCGAGAAGGACGTGCTCAACCTATGGCGCGAAGAATTTGAAGACGAAGGCATGCCGAACGAAACGGCCGGCATCGATACGTTGCGGCACCTTTATGTGTTCATGCTCGGTAGCGGCATGCGCGAGAGCTCGGGGCAACATTGCTGCGGTCGAGACCAGAGTGCGAGCAACGTCGAGAGCGACACGTGCGAGGCCGGAGCTTTCCAGACCTCATACAATGCAAGCAACGCGAGCGACCCGGAGTTTGACGTGCTCATGGACGAATTCCTACGCGGTCTGCATCCCGGCTATCTGGATGCATTCTCCGAAGGAGTATCGTGCTCGTCATCGGACTGGGACAATTATGGATCGCCGGAAGAGCGTGGCTATCAGTTTCAGAAGCTATGCAAAGAAGCGCCGGCCTTTGCCGCCGAGAGCCATGCGCTCACACTGCGGAATCTCTGCAATCACTATGGGCCGGTGATCCGCGGAGAAGTTGAACTCCGTAGAGATGCTGACACGATGTTAAAGGCTGTGCAGGCATACATGGATGAAACGGAACCGGCGGAGGCATGACAATGGGCGAAGTCGCATATGATCTGCGGTTGAACGCGCGAGAGCGCTATCCTCTCCAACGCACGGCGGCGGTCACAGGGCCGATAACAGCCACGGGGAACCTCTCTCAGCTCCCGGCCGGGGTGAATTTGAGCCTTTACCGCGGCGATGATTTTAGCTTCACGATGCCGGTCACCCATCAGGACGGGTCGGCCTATGATCTGACCGGCTGCACCATTCTCGCGCAAATTCGTGCGACCGCGATGGCTGCCGATCCGCCGACTGCGGTCTTTACGTCGTCAGTCGCGACCAATATCATTACGCTTTCGCTCGCAGGTACGGCCTCGGCCGCCATCGCCGTGGGCACCTACGTCTGGGACTGTCAGATCACAGATGCATCTGCCAAGGTCCACACGATCGCCGCCGGCGCTGTGACAATGACCGCGGATGTATCGCGATGAATCCCGGCGTCACCGAAGAAGCAGGCTCGACCGCGCGCTCGCTGATCGATGGACTTAAGGGCAATCCCGGTATACTGGCGCTGAGTTTTATCAATCTGGCGCTTCTCGTTTTTATGTTTTACGCCCTGCACGGATCAGCAAAGTATAGAGAGACGTTGACCAATCAAGTCCTCCATAATAGCAACGCAATTCACGAAATACTCACACAGCGGGCAGTCACTTGCCCGGAAAAGTAGTGCGCCGCACTGGAGCCTGACGAACGACTTTACGGCGCGGGGGGCGGCGGAATCGTCCGCCGCTCTACCCTTCATGAGAATCGAAGGTCGCGAGGCAATCTGGTTTGGGGTCATCGTTGCTGCGTTGGCCATTATCTTCCTTGCGGCCTATTTGCTCTCAGCGTGGGGGCAAGGCGGCCTCCGATTGCAATCGGCAATTCCCGGTGATCCTCCTTCGACTTGGGATACACGGATGTTTGCGCTCGATCGTGATGCAGCCGACGAAGCCTACAAGGAGAAAATGAAACAGCTCTTCGACGTTTGGCTTAGGTCTGGCGACATACAGGCGCCCGATCGCGCGATCGTTGGCGCGATAAATGCGCGGCGTGCTTATCGTCGCGTGATGGAAGGAATCGAGCGGCGAGAGACGGAATCACTCAAAGCGCGAGAGCAAGAGGGCGAGAAGAAATGAGGCATATCTTCAAACGAGAGGAGCGATGCATGGCATACACCCTTGCCTCTGGCATGCAAGTCGGTTGCCAGATTTCCTACGTTGACGCCGCTGGTAATCCCGCAAAAATCGACGGCGACGTGACTTGGACATCATCCGACGAAACGAAGCTTGCTGTTTTTGTCAGCTCGAATGATTCTACCCAGGCAGTGCTCCGCACCATCGGACCTGTTGGTCTCGTTCAAGTGACAACAACAGCGGATGCTGATTTAGGTGCCGGCGTGCGCGAGATCATCACGACGGCAGATATTGATGTCGTCGCCGGCGAAGCCGTTAGTGGAACGATTGCGCCGACAGGACCTGCGGAGCCAATCCCATGAACCCGGAATGGAGACAGGTCGCGATCTGGATCGCAATCATCATCGTCGCCGGCGCATTCGTTTACTGGCTGCTCGCGACATGAACGACCAGGGTTACACGGTGACGCTCGAGGGCTTCATCGCGACCTTGGGTGACCTGTTCGGGCGTCTGCGTGATGCGACCAATGCTGGCGATGAAGTCGAGATGCATGATATCCTCGACGATCTCGAGGACGAGCTCGACCGCGCCGACGATTTCATCAAAGCAAAACGAAGTGAATAACCCTGTCTGATTGTTTGACGAAGGGGTCGACTCAGATAGAGTGATCCGCGGCCCCCAAGGGCCTGTCGTTGCTTTGAGTCCTCTGAGTTATCCCGGCTAGGGTCGCCGCCCTGGCCGGGTTTTTCATTTCCAACCCCAGACTACCCAGGCAAATGCCATCGAGCCGGCGACCGCTGGAAACCAGAGCCA